TAGGCTCTACTTATACAAAACGAAATACACTCCAATTAACAGGCAGCGGAACAACTACTGTTACAGCGAATAATAATGGCGTTATTACTATTAATTCAACAGACGCAGATACTAAAAATACCGCAGGTTCTACTAATTCCACATCAAAATTATATCTTATTGGTGCAACTACCCAAGACGCCAACCCCACAACCAATTCCTATCAATACACATATACAAACAATGGATTGTTAAGCGCACCTAAAGTGGGCTTGAATTTAAATGGAACTGAAAAAGCCCACATGGAATGGAATAATACAGATCAATCCATTGATTTTATATTCGCATAAGGAGGGAGTTATATGGCATTACGTATATGGCTCCCTCTTTTAGGGAGTTTTGAAAATAAAGGATGCGGAGATATTGCTCTTTTTGATTTAACATCTGGCAATAGCTGGGCTACAAAAGGAAAAATTGGTGCTAAATCGCTAACATTAACTGAATTACAGCCTATTGTACTTAACTATTATAGTTCTCCAATGGCTGGCGCAAAACAAATGTCTTATGCTTTTTGGGTTAAAGTTAATACTGCTTGGGAAACTCAGTGGTTAGATGGAATTAGATGGTATAGTACAGATGGAACGACAGAACAATATTCAAGACAAGAATTTTATACTAACTGCACTTATGTAGGAACTTGGTATAAGGGCGGATCAATTTCAGGTAAATCTTTTACGCCTGGTCAATGGACGCATGTTGCTGCAACATTTGACTATGAGACTGGAAAAGTAAATTTTTATTTAAATGGTATTTTACAAGGGAGTGCAACAAATCTTGATACTACTCATTATTGCCGCGGTGATTTTTACATAGGTGATAGTGGTACTGACATGTGTGAAAATGACGTTCGCATCTACGACCATTGTCTTTCCGCCGCGGAAGTTCATGAGATTGCACAAGGGCTTGTACTTCACTATAAATTAGAAGGACCTATGGGCGGCAGTGGAATAAATTTATTACAAGGTGCTAATAAAATTGGTGACTCTAATAGTTATGGTTGGATAAAAAATGGTTCTTATACTAATTTTTCTATAGAAAAATTAGAAGGAAATGTTATTCATTATAAAGGAACAATATCAAATAATAAATATATACCATCTATTACTACAAATACTGTAGCACCTTGTGAATTTGGTAAAACATATACTTACCAAATGGAATTAAAATTTGATAAAGATGTAAAACTCGCTAGTAACATTCCAATGCATTACTGGGCGGGCTGCCGCAATACTGATGATATTACAAATGTCAGTTGTAATGGAAATTTAACTGGTATAACTTATTCTTACGTACAAAATCATAGTGGTACCCTTGCTGCTAACACTTGGGTAAAGATAATTACGCAAATTACTTTCCCATCCGCGGCAACATCTACTGGATATAATTATCCTGCAATTCGTGCGTTTGTATATGGTGGTGTTCTACCTGAAGCATATACTGGTGAAGTAAATGTGTGGATGAGAAATTGTAAAATTGAGGAAGGAACAGCCGCGACAAATTGGTCTCCTGCGTCTGAAGATTTAGGAATTGATACTACTATAGTTGAAGATAGTAGCGGCTACGGACATAATGGAGAAATTATAAATAATATTACATTGCAAGCCGATTCGCCCCGTTATAGTTCCAGTACCCATTTTTCTGCAACAAACCAAAAAATTAAAATATCTAATTTTCCAACAAGTGGTTTTGGAGATTCTTATACATTTGCTTGGTGGGGTAAAGTTTCCTCTACATCACCAATGCAGTGGGGATTTAAAGACGGTATTCGTTTAAATGGTATGTATCAAGGAAAATTATGGAATACAGGAGATAGTTCAAATAATCCTTTATATATTCCTGGAACTACAACACAAGTTACTGCTCCTACAACTGGTGTTTGGCATCACTATGTAATGACAGGTGATGGCAACACTTGTAAAGTATATTTAGACGGAGCGTTGTGGGGGCAAGCTAAAACATATAAAAGTATTAGTGGTACTACAATTTATATAAATGGATGGGATAATACAACGACTTATGCCTCTTCTAATTTTTCTATAAGTGATTTTCGCATTTATTGTACTCCATTACTTGACAAAGATATAAAATTGTTGTATAATACAAGTATGAGAATTGATAACTTAGGTGGAGTACATTCATTTGAATTTGAAGAATTTTCATTAGAACAACCTAAGTTATTACAAACTGGAATATTAAAAAATAAAAATTTCTTTGAACAAGAATTTCTGTTTAATGAAACAAGTGGATGGAGTTATAACCCTACTGGGGCTAATAATTCAACTGCGAGTTCAGTAGAAATAGATGTTTCTAAATTTTATAAATGCGGTAAATCAGTGCAATTTCATTTAGAATATGATCTTTCTTGGACCAATATAACCCCCAATAATAACGGCACATTTAGTGCTCGCACACAAGGCAATAATTTTGTAGTGTCTGCAGATGCTTTTCAATGGTCTGGAACTAATTATTTTACTGATAATAGCCATGGAGGGTTTAATACAACACAATTAATGACCGCTAATTCTACTGGATCAACTCATATTTCTAAAACGATAACTATACCTGCAAGTTGGTTTGAAACTTATAGTAAATCGCGTTTTAGCTTTAGAACTGATTATGCTACTGGAACAATAACTCTTTCTAACTTAAAAATAACTCTTGTTAAAGGCAATGCAAAATTAAATTCGCAGTATTTATCTGCGTCAAATATAATTGAAATATAAGGAGGCTCGTTATGGCGCAATTGAAAGATACAGTGGTATCAGGCAGTTTAAGGGCCACCGATACTATTTATGGAGATATAGGACAATTTAAAATTATAAAAGCACCTACAAGTTCTAATGGTACTACTTATGGACCTGGTAGTGCCAATCAAGTATTAGTATCTAACGGAACTAGTACATACTGGTCCGCGCCAGCAGATAGTAGTGGGCAAGTTATAACTGATACATATGTAAAATTAAGAGGCACTAATACTATTTCTGCTACCAATACTTTTTCTAGTAATAATACATTTACTGGAAATATAATTGCCAATGGCCTTGTAAGTCTTATAAAAACTTCAACTACTCCAGTAGCTAATTTTATATACTTTCAAAATAATGCTGTAGTAGCAAGCACCTTAATGCAAATCGGTGTATCAGGAGATAATAAATATCAAGGCATACTTTCCAAAGGATACTATAATGGCACGTCTTATACTTCAAGCGAACAATGGGTAATTGCTAGAACAAGTGACGGAAGTATTATGACAGGTGGCAATACAAAAATAAATGGAGCATTGACCATATCTGGCGATGTAGTGGCCAATGGTCTTGTAAGCCTTATAAAAACATCAACTACTTCAGTAGCTAATTTTATCTATTTCCAAAGTAATGCCGTAGTTACTAGTACTTTGATGCAAGTTGGTATATCAGGAGATAGCAAATATCAAGGTATCCTTTCAAAAGGCTACTATAACGGTACAACTTATACCGCAAGTGAAAAATGGATAATTGCTAGAAAGGGTGATGGCATTGTTTATACTCCTGATGTGTTTGAGATTGGTTTTACTGGTTCTACCGCGAATAATACGTGTAGAGTAAGAAGTGCAGATACTTCTATTAGTTTATTTGCTAATAGTAATGGTTATAGAGGTTTATGGGCTTACGAGAATGGCGAGGCCGCGGCAAAATATATAGTAAGAGTAAATGGTAGTAATACAGTGCATTACAATGCCGGATATATAGACGGAAATTTACTTCCAAATGCGACCAGTAGTTATGTTTTAGGCTCAAGTAACTACAAATGGCAACAAATTTTTGTAGAAAATACCAGTGGCCAAGTGGGCGAGGTTATACTCTCACGTGGAAATAACGGACAACTTAAAATTGGATATGGAGCAACTGATACTAATGTTGGATTATGGGATACTAGACTTAATAGTAACAGTGGCGGCTGGTTAATAAAGTCAGATGGTTCTACCGCGTCTATATCAGGCAGCACTCTTTATCATTCAAACAATGGTACTTCGTATTTCATTCCTGATGGACGAAATGATTTTTCTACAGCAAGCCGTATTTGGGGTATTACTGTGCCCAGTAATCCATCTAACACTACCTATGCCAATAAAACAGTAGACTTTATTGTAGACAACGGCCACATTTGTTTATATAATAGAACAGATAGCTCAATAATATGGAATATACCAGTTCTTTCAGGAGGAACAAATACAGTATGGCCTATTTCACAGGGTGGAACTGGCGCAAGCACAGCAGCCGGCGCAAAAGATAATTTAGGATTAGGCTCATCAACAGCAGATATTCAAATTGGCAATTATAGTGGTGTGACCCAGTTTTTTGGAATAAGTGGGGTTGTTGAAGCATCAAGTCAAGGCGAAAAACCATTTTTAAATAAAAGAGTTGCTATGATTTTTAAACAAAATGGATTATATATGTATAATTCCGATGATACAAAAAGCATCTGGGGCATTGATATGTATGACAATTATGCAACGATGTTTTTATGTCAAACCCCGAAAGAAACTTCACCTGGAACAGAAAAATTAAGTATTAGGCTTGTGCATAAAGATAACGACACAAGTGGTGTTGGTAATACCTGCCAACCAGTGTATGTTGATGGCAATGGAAAAGTACAAGTTTGTTGTAGTGGTAACACGATGTGGCCGTCCTTATATTTTTCTTCTAACGCATATACAGATAGTAATTATTCAATAGAGACTGCCAACACTTGGGGAATGATTTACGCTCAAGTCCCAGGGAAGCGTTTAAGTAATAATACTAGGTTCAGCTGCTTAATGTCTTTCAGAATTTTTTCACATAATAATAGCGGTACACGGAGTGCATATTATGATACTTATACACTTCCGCCTACTAAAGTAAACGCGACAACAAATGGAGATTTTAATATATATACAACAAACAATGTATTATATAACGCGGGTACACCTAGCGTAAGAGCTAATGGAACTGCTTTACAAACAGGAGATTTATGGTTTAAACCAATCTAATAAAAGGAGGCAACCACTATGGGATTTATTAAAGAAGTTTATTCAAACGACCGAGCAGGTCTAATTGTCGCATTCGGAGGAGATACTCCAACCGAAAATTATACTCCAACCGACAGTATTCAAGAAGCAATGGAATATTTTGGTCTATATGAAGAAAAAGGAATTATCTATTCCCGCACAGAAGCTGATGAAATTTACGATGAACTAGGTGTAAATAATACTACAGAAGTAGAAGAACTACGCACTTCACTAAACGCAGTTGCGGCCGCACTAAGTGACGAAACCGCGGCAGAATACCCAATTCTATTTAAAGAATGGAAATCTGGAGTGTCTTATGCTGTTGGTGACCGTATTCGTTATCGTCAAGGACTATATAAGGTTGTTACCGCTCATACTTCACAAGATACTTGGACACCAGATGCAGCACCCAGCTTATTTGCTATTCTACTTAATCCAGACCCAAATATTATCTATGACTGGATTCAGCCAGATTCTACTAATGGCTACGCAAATGGTGCCCGTGTCCGTCACAATGGTGACATTTGGACTTCTACTGCGGATAATAATGTATGGGAGCCTGGAGCTGTAGGCGCACCTTGGATTTCAGACAGCGAAGCGAGTCAATCAGAATCAGAAACAGAAATTCCTGAATGGACGCAACCAGATGCTGGCTCCGCTTATAACACTGGAGACCGCGTAACTTTTGAAGGAAATATTTATGAATCTTTAATTGATAACAATGTATGGTCTCCAACAGCATATCCTATGGGCTGGCAACAAATTACTGAATAAAAACACTATAACTGATTGAGGGCAATCTTACTTCTTATTTTAGAGGCGAAGATTGCTCTCGTTTATTAAACGAAAGGGAGGTTATAGGATGAATATTATGACTAAACGCGGCTCACAAGATAATATAGTAACTTACGAACATATTTGTGATACTTCCGCTGATATGGTTAATATAGACCCTAATTATATTACTTTGGGTTCAATTTGTATAGTTATAAATGGAGAAGATGGCGGAATGGAGGTATATATGGCTAATAGTAATAAAGAATGGAACTCTATTGCGATGGGCGCAGGAAGTGGAGATAGTGGTAGCGGTGCTTCTTCACTTATGGATTTGTTAGATGTGGAAGTATTAAATCCTACTGATGGGCAAACACTTACTTATGATGCTACGACACAAAAATGGATAAATGGCGGCGGCGGTTCCACAGGCGGCGTAATGTTTATAACGATACAATATGACGAAAGTAAAGGAGCTTATGTGTCTGATAAAACTTGGAGTGAGATTACGGCGGCTGTGGAAAATGGTTATACTGTGTATGCGGGGGAATATTTTGAAGGACTTTCTGGTATTCCTTATGACTCATGTACAGAAATAGATATATCCAATAACGTAATAAGTAATATTGTGTTTTCACATATAAATGTGTCTGATTCCGACGTTGTACAGGTCTTTACTTCATTTCATGTAGAGAATGATGAATTGGTTATTGGTATAACTGAAAATACATATCAGCATCAAGGTTAACAATTGTTCTGTTACTACTCACACTCAAGGCCCAAATAATTCTTCCCGCCCAGAAAGCCCCAACGGCCCAATGGGCGGAGTTCTCCAGATGGTTATCCAAACATACACGCCTGACGCTTGACAACTGGACACAAACCTCTAATCCCCACTACGCTTAACGGTTAGCACACCATTGCGCCTGATAATATAATAACAAAATCTCTACAAGGAGATGATATAAATGAATGTAATGACAAAACGAGGCTCACAAGACAATGTTGTAACCTACGAACATTATTGTGATACCAAAAACGATTTAACTGCCATACCAAAAGACCAAATTACTTTAGGTTCTACCGCGGTGGTGCTAAAGGATGACGGTGATGCTATGGGAGTTTATATGGCTAATTCTAGCAAAGAATGGATACCTTTTTCTAGTGTAGGAAACGCGGGTGGTGGCGGCTCTGGCGGTGGTTCTGGCAGCGGTAGCATTGTGACTTTGGATGTAAAATCATTCCCAAATGCTGATGAGCCGCCATCGGATTATTATATACCGTATAACTATGAACAAAGCAGGGTAATGACTAAAGCAGAGATTGACGACATTCTCATGCGTTGTATTGAAAACAATGCAGTTTTGAGAATGATAGAACGTGTTACGGTTGAAGATGAAACAAGAATTAGTTGCATTACACCAACAAATTACTATATCTCAAATGATTACAGTGCCATTTTTTACATGAATAACGGTTTTTCTGGGTCTGGATATAATAATGATACCATTAACTACATAACGATAGAGTATGATAACGTTAATGGAATGCTTGTTGGTCAATACTCTGCCAACGCCTCCTATGGCAACCCAGTGATTGTTTATGATAATTAGAAGATGATACAGCCGATTAAAGTGGCGGCCTCGCCTAATCTTTATACACCCATTAACGTAAAACACTCCACAAAACGGCGGCAAAATACGACATACAACTAAATAAAAAATTATTCGTTCATAAGGAGGTAAATATGGATATTTTAGATATTATACTTGCTAAAAGTATGACTCCGCAAGGACAAATAGATACCTACGCGGCCAAAGCTCAAAAAGCAGTAAATGATGCTAAACAGGCCGTTGATAATATAGAAACAATTACAGAACAAACAAACACAAATAATGAAAACGCTCAAGCAGCTCTAGAAAACGCACAAGCGGCGGCAGCGACTTTTGAAGATATGGATAGCACAATAGATGCTAAAATACAAACTGCAATATCTTCTATTGAAACTAGTGAAATTTCGGATGTGGATGTAATTGATAGCAATACATCTTCAACTAAAATCAAAAAAGTTCGCGTGCGCAAAAAAGGCACGCAACAAGCATATGATGTAATGAAAAATTACACTTCTACTGGTAATAACGAAGACGGAAGTATGACGCAAAAAGCTATTACCCAAGCATTAAATAACGCTACAATTAATCTTGGAGCACAAAATAGCGGCAAAATTACAAAGGTTAATAGTGATGGCTCTATTACCTCCAGTTCAATTTCAGAGAGTGATTTACAAGCATTAATAGATGGCGGCAGTGTGACCCCAATTATTACCAACGCAACTCTTGGTGTAATAATTGATTATGAAAATAAAACTGTAACTCGTTGTGAAGATGCTATAAATCTTACTCCAGGTGCAGATTTTAATCAATTCAGTATGTATGGTGGCCGTATGCGTTGTAATGTAGATAGTTCTGGCCGCATAACTGCTTGGTATGGTGATAGCAATTATGCTGATGATGGTAGTAATGGCGATGTTATGATATATCAGCCAAAATTCTATTACAAGCGCACAATTAATAAATCCGTTAATAATGTAGTAGGAAAAATAGTTAGAAAAGAAACTTTGCTTATTAGCGAAGAAGCACAATCAGGATTTAAACTACATCCTCGTTTTAAAAATGAAGCGGGAGATATATTAGATTATATTTTATTACCTGCTTATGAAGGCAGCACATACGATGTTTCTATAAGTGCTATTAATAGAAATAATAGCTCTGATATTGATTTTAATAATGATTACTTAACTTCTTGTGCTTTATCTAAACCTACTACGCAATTTACTATTATAGAAGCAGAACAACTCGCAACTAATAAAGGTGATAACTGGCATATAACAGACATGGGCGTAGAAAGTATTAATCAAATGCTATTAATGGTAGAATATGCCACACTTAATGGCCAATCAGCGATTGGCGCAGGTATTAGCAAGGCGACTGCCATTCAAAATACAGGACTAACAGCCACATTAGGTAATATGAGCGGCGAAATGCCAACCAGTTCAAACACTGGCTATCGTGCAATGTCGTATAGGGGCTATGAAAACTGGTGGGGCAACACTTGGTGCTTTATTGGCGGCATAGGCGTTTTGGGAGATAGTTCTACTCAAACTGGAACTCCATATATTGCTAATAACTTTAATTATGATCCAGAAAACTTAAATAATTATTCTAATGTTGGATTTAATATTGCTACTAACTCAAGTTGGATTTCTGCTATGGGATATGGCAATGAAGATTACGATTGGATTTATTTACCCGCGGAATGTAATAATGCTAATAGCGCGCTACCAGTAGGAGATAATTTCTGGACTATGACTAATTTTAATGTGCCTTCTATAATTGGTATTGGTGGCACTTATTCATTTGATATGTATGATGGCCCATTCTATTATAGTTGCGACCGTGGATACAATTATTATTCAACATCTTACAATGCGCGCTTAATGTATATCCCAACAAAAAATTCTACATATAATACTAATTATCAAAATTGGCATACAAAAATGGGAGGTTGATTATAATGATTAACTATGGTAAAGTGCGTAGTTCTGAACTTCCCCAAGAAACTGAATTAGCTCAAAATTATGTGTTTGTAGCTTCTAATATTGAACCCTATGAAACACTAATTGAAGATAAAACTTTAACTGGCTACGAATATGATTATGTTGCCTATACTAAAGATGAATATATTCAGCTCATTGTTTCTGAAAATGCGAAAACTATTAGCGAGCTTGAAGATGAATTAAGCGCGGTAAAAATACTATTGGGGGTGGAGTAAATGGCTACTTTAACTGATTTGGCAATAAAACTCCGCCCGCTAATTGAAAAAGCATCTGTCTCATTAGATGATGCTGATGCTTTAGAAGCAATTCAATTATTCCCGCGTTGGAATGATAGCGCAAAATATGAAGTAGGCGACAGAGTGCGCTTTCAAAATATACTATACAAATGTCTTCAAGACCATATAGCGCAACCAACTTGGACTCCGATTTCAGCGCCCAGCCTATGGGCTAAAGTTTTAATCCCAGACCCAGAAGTTATTCCAGAATGGGAGCAACCTGATAGCACTAATGCTTATCAAATAGGCGATAAAGTTACCTTTGAAGGTAAAACTTATGAATGCGTTATTGCGAATAATATTTGGTCTCCTGCTGCTTACCCAGCCGGTTGGAAAGAAATCTAATATTTGACTCTTAATAAAAACTATGCTATAATTATTACATCAGGAGGAGGAAAGGAACTCCTACCTGATGTAATAAAATTTATAAGGAGAGGAACTTATATGAAGTATTACAGTGATGTAACCAAGAAGTTTTATGACAATGCTAATGATTGTCTAACTGCTGAGCGCGAACTAATCGCCAAGCAGGAAAAGGAAGAATATGAAAAGAAGCGTATTGCGGCCGAACGCAAGGCTGCCGCGGACAAGGTTGAAGCCGCACGCAAGGCTATGAACGAAGCTCAGTCTGCCTATAAGAAGGAGCTAGAGGCTTTCTGTTCTAAGTATGGCAGCTATCATTACTCTACCAAGGATGTCAGTGATATTCCTACCCTATTTAATGATATTTTCAACATCTTCCATTAATGGGCTGGCCGCGAGGCCTTGGTCCACCTAACGGCGTGGAGATTCCGCGCCATATGCCCGCGTACTCAAGTCTGGCTGAAGAGATTTGTCTTGAAAACAAAGAGGTCGTGATGAGCGGCGCAGGGGTTCAAATCCTCTCGCGGGCGCCAATATGTCCCACTGGCGGAATTGGCATACGCGTCAGATTAAGGTTCTGGATTTTCCGAGTTCAAATCTCGGGTGGGATACTATTTGACTTCTTACATAAATTTTGATATAATATTTATAGAAAGAACGGAATCCACCCGATATGGCTGTGGCTACAAGGCGCGGAAGGGTGGCGGTAGTATTACGCCTCAATTGGAGAAACGATATACCAATTGAGGATGAAATAAAGCATAATAACGCAAGAGAGTAATACATGACGTGAGTACTTACTGATAGAAAATGTAGCCGTGCTTCTGGCGGCGCGTTACCGACATAATTATATGGACGCCAGATTTATGCGAGGTTAGCTCAGCTGGGAGAGCATCACGTTTACACCGTGAGGGTCGGCGGTTCGAGCCCGTCACTTCGCACTAAGACCCATACAGCAATTCATTATATGGACTGTAAATCCCGAAAAGTGTTGGTGCAAATCCAACCCGCCCCACCAATATGGGGCGGTGGCGCAAGTTAGCAGACGCACGTGAAAGAAAATGGGTCTAGATTATGGCTAGGTAGCTTAAAGGGTGAGAGCAACGGACTGAAAATCCGTGGAGGGTGGCTCGACTCCACCCCTAGCCACCAATTCCGCATTGCGGTTAGGCACAAACAGCAATTTTCTTATATAAGTATTGGATGATATATAGAAGATTGAACCGCCAAATACTAAAGGCCGTCGTTATTAAGCAAAACGAGTGCCTAGAAAAAAGTTGATACTTAATCAAGCTTTTAGTATTTGGTGTTATCTGCCGGCGTAGTTCAGATGTATAGAACAACAGTCTTCTAAATTGTAAGTCGTGAGTTAGAGTCTCACCGCCGGTGCCATATGTAAGGTTGACCGAGAGGCTGATGGTGCTCGCCTGGAAAGCGAGTTGTCTGAAATATGGCACACAGGTTCAAATCCTGTACCTTACGCCACAGGCGCAAACAGCTATTAATTTAGAAAATTAATACCGCTATTATTATTATTTCGTACTTCATACTGTTAAATAATATGAAAAAATGCGCCTAGAATTAACAATTATTTTCCGCTGTTATTAACAGTATGATTTGGGCTGCTAGTCTAATGGTAGAACTTATGCTTTGCACGCATAAAATCGGAGTTCGATTCTCCGGCGGTCCATTCCATGTTCCACTAGCACAATTGGCTAATGCATCTGACTCTTAATCAGGGGAGTCTGGGTTCGAATCCCAGGTGGAGCACCAGATGGCGCGAAAGCACGGCACCAAACCCAAAGCAGCGTCATGAACTGTACAGTGCCTTGTGTGTTTCCTATTTCCACAAGTAAAGCTAACAAAAATAGGTCGCGAGCCCCGTTAGCTTAACGGATAGAGCACACGGCTACGGCCCGTGAGATGTGGGTCCGATTCCTACACGGGGTGCCACTTTCCGCAGATACAGACCTGCGGCATAAGGCTGATTATAGACCTGAAATTAAAGGTGCCGCGCTAATAGACCGCAAGTTCGCAATAGTCTATTATATTATGGGAGATTAGCGTGCTAAAGTAGACACATCAGTCTGTAAAACTGAAGTTGATTAACCCGAGTGGGTGCGATTCCCTCATCTCCCACCACAGCTAGACACACACAGCAATTATTTCTACTATTAGCGCCATCCATGCTGAAATTAGAATGTGTCTAGATTTAGGAGACTGGTGTAATGGTAGCATATCCGGCTCCAACCCGGCTGGTTAGGGTTCAAATCCTTAGTCTCCTGCCATGCCGCATTAGTTCAACGGCAGAACAGTACTTTCGTAAAGTACATATATTTGTTCAATTCAAATATGCGGCTTATAACGTTCTGTAACTCAGTTGGTATAGAGTGCCATCCTGATAAGATGGAAGTCGCTGGTTCAAATCCAGCCAGAACGACCAATAAGGTTCATCCTAGAATCCCTCCTTGTCGCGAAAGGGAAAAGGGTCTGCTTCAGCTAATAATATGAGAACAGCAGAGCTTGTATTATGTATTTGCAGTATGTAAATGCCGGGAGTTCTCTTGCCCCGTAAGGTAGTCCGGAATACGCACAAGATTCGCTCGGTAACTGGATATATCGTAACTAGTAACTATCCAGGAAGTAGCTGTCCTTTGATTTTTTGATAGCCGAAATTTCATGCGCGTGAGGACATGTGAGGTTAATACCGCCAATAGTAGAAAAGGTATTCCGAAGAAAACGCAACGCGAGCGTAATCTTCATCAATCACTCGCGGCAAGTAAGATGATAGAACTAATGGATTGAGGCCCAGAGGTATTGATTCCTAACTTGCCGTGAGATTTCGGGAACTAGCTCAGTAGGTTAGAGCAGCAGCCTTATAAGCTGTGTGTCCTGGGTTCGAGTCCCAGGTTCCCGATTAATATGGGGTCATAGTGTAAAGAACACGCTCGGAAAGCAAGGGCCGAGAAAACAAAGGGCAGTACCGCGGGGCTCCGCCAATATAAGGAAGATATAATGAATAAGTATAAATTTGGTCGTATTACTTTTGGAACTATTCTTACAGTAGTGATGTTTAGTATTGGTTTTGACATCAGAACTTGGCAGTTTTGGGTGATTTATGGCTGTGCGTGGATGATGTCTTTTATGACTTTTTTGGAGGATTTTAACGGATGATGAAATTCTTTTATGCTTTTATAGCCGCCTTTAATTTATTTAATTTTTATGTTTTTCAAGATAATGCTGTATGGGTACGTGGTCTTAATTTAGCTTGTTGTCTTTTAATGTGCCTATGTACAATAATTGAAGCGAAAAGTTAATGCGTCCTTACCGAATCAGCAAACGGCGTGGTCTGCAAAACCATTGATAAGCGGGGCAGCACCGCTAGGACGCTCCAAAATAAAAAGGAGTAAAAGGAGAAAGGTATGTTTGATCTAATTTTAGCTGTTGTTGTTATTATTGCGGGATTCATCGTAGCAAGTGTAGTATTTCCAGATGTAACAAAGCGTAATGGTGACACGAAGAGTAGAAGTTCAATTAGAACAGTTGTTAGGGCTATTGCTATCATTGTCGCCGCAGGACTGATTATTCTGTCTTGTATTTCTTATGTGCCAACTGGTTATACTGGTATTGTGACAACTTTTGGTAAGGTACACGAGCACACACTTGACGCAGGTATTAATTTTCATGCGCCTTGGGATAATGTAATTACTATGGATAATCGTGAACAACGCGCAACTTTCCAGCTAGAAGCGTTTTCAAAGGATATTCAGCAAGTAGATATTCAAGGTTCTATCAACTATAATATTGACAAGCTAACTGCTATGAATCTATACAAGGATGTAGGCACTGGATATGTCAATATTCTAATTGGCCCTCGTATTCAGGAAGATGTAAAGATTGTTATTGCTCGTTATACTGCTGAAAATCTAATTGCTAGTCGTCAAGAAGCAGCTAATGCTATTGAGACTCTTATTCGTGATGAATTAACTTCAAAGGGCATTAATGTAATTTCTCTTGCGGTAGAAAATATTGACTTTACTGATGCTTTTGAATCCGCCGTTGAAGCAAAGCAGGTTGCTACGCAAGAAAAGCAGCGTGCTCAGACCCAGCAAGAGCAAGCGACAATGGAAGCAGAACAGGCCGCAAAGCGTAAGAAGATTGAAGCAGAAGCCGCTGCAGAAGTAGCAAAGGTGCAAGCAGACGCAGACGCATATTCTACACAGGTGAAGGCTGCCGCAGAAGCAGAAGCTAATGAAAAGATTAATAAGTCTCTAACTGAAGAACTTGTAAATTATCGTCAAATTCAGCGATGGAATGGAGAACTCCCTCAGTTTGTTGGCGGCGGTTCCACTATTCCAATCCTTAATATGGGCGAAACTACCGAAACTACAAATTAATATAAATACTTATAACGCACGGGAAACCGTGCGTTTTTTCTATTTGACTTCTTATAAAAATTATAGTATAATAAATATAGAAAAGAAAGGAGTTATTTATATGAAAATTATTATTATGTATCCTCAATTACTTGATACTGGGAAAAATAGTGAAAAAATTGAAAATATTTCAAATTTTCAAGAAAAACCATACGGCATTTCATTTAATTATGCAGAAGGCTATATGTTTATAGGATATAATCATATAACTGGTTTCTTTCTTGTGGAGGATGATAAAAATGACACTTGATGAATGTAGAGTGGAAACTCAAAAGCACATAGACAAGGTGCGTAAGTATATCCGCTTTTTTACTGATAGATTAACTACTCGTGGAGAAAATCACGACGCAAGCAAATTAAGTGAAGAAGAATTGCCTTATTTCGCAGAACACACCGAACGATTAAATGAGATTGAATATGGCTCTGATGAATATAAAGCAGAACTAGATGCTTTGCGGCCAGCATTGGAACACCACTATGCCGTCAATTCCCATCATCCAGAGCACTGGCCAAATGGTGTGAATGATATGTCATTATGGGATATTTGTGAAATGTTTTGTGATTGGAAAGCATCAGCAGAGCGGGTTCGCGCGGGTAATATTCTAAAATCCATTGAGACTAACGCAGAGCGTTTTAAAATTGACAATCAATTAAAACAAATTTTAATTAATACTGCTCGCTTAATGGAGGAACATGAATAAAGAACTAACTCATGATTTTATAAAATTTGTAGCGGAAAATTATGGTATACGACTTACTATGACTGAATCAGATGCAGAAACATTTGAAACTTATTTTTCTGATTTAGTGGAAATATTGGAGAAAGAAAATGATACAGATTAATTTATTAGGATTTTTATTAATTGGCGCAATAGGATACTCATTTGGTTGGTTCGCGCGAAAAGTATACGAAAGGAGAAATATAAATGATAACACATAACGATGGTTCTATTGAAATTGAAATGCCCGATTTACATATACCAGAATCAGAAGTAGATAATATTATGCGTAATTTTCTTCATTCACGCGATGTAAACGCTATTGAAACTAAAATTGAAGATTTAAGGCAGACACTTCTTTCGTTAGAAAATAATAATAATCGTTTACAAAAGCGTTTCAATGAAATCTATGAAGAAAAATGGAAAGACAATGAGCTTATGGAAATGAAGCAAAAGATGGAGCGCGCAATCCGTGAGAGAAGTTATGGCTTTCCGCTAACCGAAGAAGAACGAAATCGTTCCTACGACTGGCAGCGCAAGCACGATTCAGAAGTTCATTCTAATCCAGAAGGCTATCATGGAGCATCTGGCGGCGGTTTCTCATACACTTTTTATCCTACTGGATTAGGTACAACTTGTAATTGTTTTTGTAATCAGTGTAAGGCAAAGGCCATTCGTGAAGCGGGCGAAAAATGGTATGATAGATGTAAGGAGCTCGGCGGTGTTTGTGAAGTCGTTGGATGGGAGGCCTTCTAACTTATGATACACTCTTATGAAACATTAAAGAGAAATACTGTGGTCGGTTATAAATTAAATGATGATAAGTATTATAGGCGCGGCAGAGCATTGGCTGTAACTTTAACTGATAAAGGTATAAATGTAAGTATTGAAGATATAGATACACATTATATGTATACTGTACCATATAATGAACTAATATTTCTAAAACCATTAAATGATTTAGACCGTGAATGTATCATGCCCATTGAAGAGTTTATAGAATTAGTTGAAACTGGATTCATAACTGATTATGATGGTAGTGGTAATTATAGCGATGGAGAATATCGTTATGGTTATGTAGATTTTTATCTTAGTTTTCTTAAAAATGCCGCTAAAAAATATAAGTATGTGTGTTGGTATAACAAATGAAATATATTTATGATGATAATTTATATGACGCGATGAAAGATGTATATTATTATGCTTATCGTGTTTTCTTTGGAAAGGCTCCAATAGAT